GGCAAATCATGTAAGTTTTAGTATTAATTTTCATAAGATTAATGATGCAGCAAAAGCAAAGTTAGACCAACTTTATAAACAAGTTGATACGAATGTTCAAGTTGATGGTGAAGGAACTTTTAACGACCTACTCCAAGCAACAGAAAATCAATCAAACGATTGGGAATGGAGAATTGAGAATGTCGGTTCTAAGTGGTGTAATCTAACTGACTGGGATAATGATGGTATTCATGGATATTCAGCATGGGATGCGCCAGTAGAGGGTTTACAAAATCTACTAAACATTCTATCCGTCGAAGACCCTAAAATGATTACAACATTTACATACGAAGATGAAATGCCAAACTTCATCGGTGCTTATGTTTATGAAGGTAATGAGATGCTTGATGGAGCCCAAGATGATTCTGATGAAATCAGAGGAATAGTAATTTATCTATCTGAAGATTTAACTCACGATGATTATGATGAAGATGAATGTGAATGGTCTTCTCAGGAAAAAGAAGATATCTTCTATGACGAACTTTGGGAAGCAGTTAATCAAAGACAACAAGAACTAATTGATGATGGTTTATGTTATGTTGGTGGAGAAAATTAAATGGCACACGGTCCTAGAAACGGAGCATTCTCTGGTTTTGATTTAGATTTAGACTTTGGTTTGAAGTGGGAAGATTTTATTGATGAAAAATTCAAAACTGCTGAAGTAAAGACTGAAAGAGACTTATGGAGAAAGACTGGTAATATTGCTGTTGAATATGCTTGTAGTGGTAAACGAAGTGGTGTAGAATCAACCGAGTCTGATTTATGGATTCATAATCTTACAGACAAAGATGAATATGTTATGGGATTTATTATACCTACCAAAACAATGAAAGCAATTTATAAAGAGGGATATAAAGTTAGTGGTGGTGATAGAGATGCTGCTAGAATGTCTCTTTTAAAAATAAGACAATTGGTTGATAAAGTATTAGAACATTACGAGGAAGAAAATGCCAGTAAAGTATGAATTAGTAGAACACCCAAACGGATTTCACGATAAGCATTGGTGCATCAAAATCTGTGAAGGTGAATATGAAGGGTTGGTTTATCAATACGACAAGGTAAACTTCCTAGAAGAAGACGGTGATACCATTCTTAAGTTTAACACAATAACTGTTGAAAATAAAGATGAACATAAGTTGACAGGCGAACCTATTCAGAGTATAATGGGTGATATATTAGTAGAAGTAATTAATGAGAGGTTAGAAGAAGTTGAGCACGGAACATCTGATACTGAAGAATCTGATTCATAATGATGAGTATTGTAGAACTACATTACCATATCTAAACACAAAATATTTTTCTGATAACACTGAGAGAGTAGTCTTTGAAGAGATTGCTAACTTTGTCGAAAGATACAACTCTTTACCGACAAGAGAAGCACTTACTATCGAACTCGATAACAGAACAAATATCTCTGACAAAGAGTATTCAGATATTGCTGAGTATATCTCTACACTCGTTAAACAAGAAGAGGAAGACAAAGATTGGTTAGTCGATACTACTGAAAAGTTTTGTCAAGAGAAAGCATTATACAATGCGATTATGGATTCTATTCAAATCATTGATGGTAAAGAGAATCAAGACAAAGGTGCTATCCCAGAAATACTAACAGAAGCGTTATCCGTTTCTTTCGACCCTAATATCGGTCACGACCTTATCGAAGATGCTGAATCTCGTTTTGAGTTTTATCACAAGAAAGAAGAACGCATCCCATTCGATTTAGATTATCTAAACAAAATTACAAAAGGTGGTTTACCTAAGAAATCATTAACGGTTTTAATGGCAGGAACTGGTGTTGGTAAATCTCTTGCTATGTGTCACTTCGCAGGTGCGAATATGTTAGACGGTAAGAATGTATTGTATATTACAATGGAGATGGCAGAAGAAAGAATCGCAGAAAGAATCGATGCGAATCTACTGAATGTAACAATGGATGAGTTACATCAACTACCTGCTCTAATGTATGCTAAAAAGATTGAAAAGGTTAAGGGTAAGACAAGTGGTAAGTTAGTCGTGAAGGAATATCCTACTTCATCAGCAGGTGTCGGTCACTTTAGACATCTACTTAATGAATTGAAACTGAAGAAGAGTTTTGTTCCTGATATTATATACATTGACTATCTTAACATTTGCGCCTCATCTCGTATGAGAATGAGTGGTGGGGTTAATTCATATACTTACATCAAGGCAATTGCTGAAGAGATTCGAGGTCTTGCTGTTGAGTTTAAAGTTCCAGTTGTTACCGCAACTCAAGTAAACAGAAGTGGTTATGGTGATAGTGACTTTGGTTTAGAAGATACTTCTGAATCGTTTGGTCTACCTGCGACTACTGATTTGATGTTAGCATTAATCTCTACTGAAGAGATGGAGAATATGAATCAGATACTTATCAAACAGTTAAAGAACAGATACGGTGACCCATCGACATATAAGAGGTTTGCTGTTGGTATAGATAGACCTAAGATGAGATTGTATGACTTAGAAGAATCTGCTCAACAAGATTTAATTGAAAGTCCTCTACACGACCACGATACAGAACATAAGAAAGATTTTAGTAGTTTGAAAATATGAATATAGTATATCATACAGAACCTTTTCAATGTATAGAGATATTCAATTTATATACTGAAGAAGAAAGTAAAATAATATTTGACGAAATATTAAATCATACACACACTTTTGAAACTGAAGAAGAACTATACTCCGCAAAGCATGAAAATAATGAAAGTAAAACTAAAAAACTAGGTTTATTTTGGGATGACCTTTATCATAACAGAGATAATTCTAAATTGTTAAAATTAAATCGTAAATTATTTCACGCATTGAATAAGGTAAATGATTGTCCTGATAATCTTTGGTTTTTTAAATATAAAGATTTAAATTACGATACAACTCTTATTTCATATTATGAAAATGGTGGTTATTATAATCCTCATATTGATGATGCTTATTTCACTGCTTTAACTTGGTTTTGGAAAGAACCTAAAAGTTTTAAGGGTGGTGATTTGGTGTTTCCTGACTATGATTTTAAAATCGAATTAAAACAAAATTATACTATTTTATTTCCTTCAAATATTAAGCATGCTGTAGAACCTATAGAAATAATTGAGAATAAAGATAATTATTATGGAAGATTCGCAATGACTCAATTCGTGACTTATGTAAAAAAACCACAAAATAATAGTGGGAATTAATTGTAAAAAAGACTTGACATTACATACAAATAGAGTTATAATATGTATATAAAGAATGAGAGATAGAGGTAAAAATATGATTGATAACGAAAAAAGAAAAAAAGAATTACTTTCTGTTGAGAACTTTTGTCGTGATTGGTTAAATATTCCTTTCGAAACAGAGATTGATGTTGAAATACACGATTTAAAGAGTGAGGGTGTTATGGGTTGGACTCACGGTGATGATGGTGAGTTTACTATTGAACTTGAAGAAACTCTTACTAATGAAGAAGCATTAGTGACTTTTTGTCACGAAATGGTTCATGTAATGCAACATGTTGAAGGTAAAGAAATTAGTGAAGACGAAGCGTATAATTTAGAGAATGTTCTTGCTGACGCTTTCAATGCTACACTTGGTCCGAGATACAATAGTCCCGTTCCTTGTTTTGGTTTAGCAGGTTTATAAGAGAATGTTTCATAGATGTCCTTTGATGGTTTAGGCATCATTACTCTCCCCCACTAGAAACCATCGTCCGAGAGACTGGCAAATACTCTCGACTCAATCAACACCTCTGCCAGTCTCTCACCTTTTTTGGGTTGTGATGTGACTCCTTTGTTAAATGTTTATATACAACCCCAGTCCTGAACACGACTGACTAAACTGTTCCTTTTTATTATAAATAGATATTATGAAAAGATTTAAGACACTTCTATCTGAAGCAAAACTCACCCATTTAGAACATATTGAAGATGCTATCCTTGATGATGGATACACTGGAGGTGTTGAAGCATTAAAAATGTTAAAACAAATTCGTGATGTTCTTACTGGTTCTTCTGACAAAGCAGTCGACATTCAAGTTAAGGTCGACGGTGCTCCAGCAGTTATCTGTGGCACTAATCCAGAGAACGGTAAATTTTTCGTAGGGACTAAATCCCTATTCAATAGAAACCCAAAGATTAACTACACTAAAGCAGATGTAGATGCTAATCACGGGGACAGTCAAGGTCTATCTACAAAATTAAAAGCAGCCTTAGACCATCTACCAAAGATATGGAAGAAAGGTCTGATACTACAAGGTGATTTTATGTTTACTCCAGATGATTTGAAAGATGCTACAATCGACGACCAAGATTACACTACTTTCACCCCAAACACAATCACTTATGCAATCCCAAAAAATAGTCCACTCAATAAGACAATTCAAAAGGCAAAAGTCGGTATCATATTTCACACTACATATACTGGTGATACTATTGCTGACCTTTCCGCTAATTTTAAAGTTGATATTAAACAACTAAAACAAAATGCTTCTGTATGGTTTACTGATACTTACTATCAAGATGTTTCTGGTAAAGCAACCTTGACACAAGACGAAGATGACGATATAATGACAAGACTAAGAGATGCTTCTTCTGAACTAAAGAAGTTAGATAAGAACTCATTAAAAGCATTATTCGGTAACGATGAAACAACATTATTAGTAAAGACTTGGATGAACAGTAGAGTAAGAGAAGGTCTTAAGTTTAGAGGTAGGCAACAAGCAGTTGCTTCTTTCATTGATTGGTTAAGAGCAAGAGGTCAATCACAAGCATCCAAACTTAAAACAGATAAAGGTAAACAAAAGAAACTTGATGCTATCGAAGATATGATTAAAGAACTAAGACAAGGTAAGTCTGCTGGAACTTTTGCTTATACTATTGAATGGCATAACAATGTTCAAGAAGTAAAAGATATGCTAGTTAAGAAAATGGAACAAGTCAACAAGATTGACGCATTTCTTAAAACATCAACTGGTTATAAGGTAACTGGTCCAGAAGGATTTGTTGCTGTAGATAAATTATCAAACAAAGCAGTCAAGTTAGTTGACCGTATGGAATTCAGTAGAGCAAACTTTAATGCAGTGAAGAGTTGGGGTTAGTATGGCAAGTGTATGGAGTTTTAACGACTATCTTAATGAAGCAAGTATTGTAAATCAAACTGATTATCTTCCTGGACATAAAGTCGAATTATCTAAAAGGGCAAAGAAAGAATATGCCGATGCTCTTAAAGGTGATATAGAACTTGCTGAACCGACAGACGATGCTGAAGAGATTGGTAGTGGTAATGCTTTTGTATATGTTAAAGCAGGTGGTAAGACATATAAAGTATTAGGAACTAAGTCTGGTATTGAGAACTCATTCAATCACGCAGGTGGTGGTAAATCAGATACACACAAAAAGACTCGTTGTAAAGAAGCAATCTCTCTAATTCTATTTAAAGCAGCACACGATGGGCAAGAGGTTTCTGAAGAAGAGGCAATCGATATGTTACCAGACTACGGTGCTGAACAGAGTGTCTATAATACAAATTATTATATTGGTGCTAAACTACAAACTCAGAACTTCAAAAGAATCAAACCTATCAGAGGTAAGAAACTAATCTTTGAATTTCAAAATGACAAGTATTCTAAAAAGATTTACAATAAGAAAAGAGAATTAGGTGGTCCGAGTAATGACGATAACTGGAACCCTGCTGATGTATGGTTGTTTGAATCTTCTTTTGCTGGAAGACTCGATGCTGAACTTGGTGATATCACAACACTAAACGAATTAAACTTCTGGTTAAGAAAGTCTTTTCTGACTGGTCTTATCTGTCCTATCTCTTTGAAGTTACCAGATAAGAAATCTAAAATGGAATTAATTAATCCATTAAAATATAAGAATAAGAAACTAGACTATGACTTTAGTTTAGACAGAATGGTTATCGCAGGGTCGTTGAAGTCTTGTTTTATCGAAACTAAGTCTGGTTACACATTCAAAGCAAATGCTCGTGCTGGTAAAAATAATCCTAATTTATATCTAGAAGGAACATTTAAATCAGAGAACTTTGCGATGGGAGCAATTGATGCTAAGTTATGGGATGACTATCATAACGGTTCTGTTCTTATTGGTAATCAGATAAAACCAGACAACCGTCTTTTAGAAAAGTCTAAACGAGTTTTTAATAAATACAAGAGAAACATATTACAAAAAGACAATGACATTCTCTTTAACCCAGATTTTAAAGAGATGGATACTCTTTTACAACAAAGATATATAGCGGTTGCTACTCTAGTCAGATTTGTTATGACTAACTATGAAGACACAATTAGATGGTCTTTCTTTACTGCTATGAAAGTAAGTGATACTAATTCAATGTATATAAAGATAAAGTAATGAAAGGATTTAAAGACTACATCGTTGAAGCAAGAGAGACACCAGTAGTGTTTACTTTCGGTCGTTTCAATCCTATTACTTATGGACACGAGATTCTAATTAACTCTGTAATTAAACAAGCACAGAGAAAGAAAGGAACTCCAATGATTTTCACATCACATTCTAACGATGCGAAAAAGAATCCACTTGACTTTAATACAAAGGTTAAACTATTAAAGAAGTTTTTCCCTAAAGCAACAATCTCTACAGATAAGAATATCAAAACTGCTTTTCAAGTAATGGAGTGGTTAAGTGACAATGGTTATAAAGATGTCACATTCTCGGTCGGTGGTGATAGAGTTAATGAGTTTAGAAAAGCAATGACAAAGTATGTCGATAATGGAACATATAAATTCGATAAGTTTGAAGTAACCAATGCGGGTGAAAGAGATATGAAAGGTGGTATCTCTGGAACTAAGATGAGAGAATATGTTCAGAACAATGATTTAGAAGGTTTCAAACAAGGTCTACCAAAAGTAGCAAGACCTGCTGATGCCAAGAAAATATTTAACGCAGTTAAAAAAGGTATGGGGTTATGATTAAGGGTTTTAAAGATATACAAGAATCACAACAATACTTAGAAGAAAAACTTCTAATGTTAAACAACGGTGCGAAATACGGTCAAGTCGTATTCTTGGCAGGTGGTGCTGGAAGTGGTAAAGGTTTCTCTTCTGAGAACTTTATGCAGAGAGAACTATTCAAAGTATTCGATGTAGATAAACTCAAGGGTGATTTGATGAAACTTGCTAAAGCAAAGAAGAAACATCCAGAGATTCAGAACCTTGACTTAAGAGACCCTAAAGATACAGAGTTTATTCATAACTGGGTTAAAGAAAGAGATTATAACTTTAAAGTTATTCAAAATGTTTTGAGTGCTGCCGGAAAGACTAAACCTAATCTAATGTTTGATATCACTGCTAAGTCATTAAAAGATATTAAACAATACATTCCTTGGTTGATGAACGCAGGTTATAACCCTGCTGATATTCACCTTGTATGGATTCTTACAAACTATCATATTGCTGTTCAACAAAACATAGATAGAGCAATCGAACCTGGCGGAAGAATGGTTCCTCAAGATATTCAGTTGGTTACGCACGAAGGTGCTGCTCAAACTGTATATGACTATGTTGAAGGTAGAAGTCAAAGACTACCATTGAATGGTGAGATTAAAGTCGTATTAAATAATAAAGAACATACCGTATTCTTTGAACCAACTGGTTTGCCTAGAGATTCTAAAGTAACTGGTAAAGAGAATGCGGGTAATGTTAAAGACTTTAAATATATGACAATTAAACAAAGAGGTAAACCTATTATGCCAGAAAGAATTTGGCAGAAACAATTGTATTCTTGGATTACCGAAAACATTCCTGAGAATGATTTGAAACAAATGATTAAACAGAAGTTTGCTAAACTTAAGAAGTTAGAGAAAAAGAGAAGATAATGGAAGAAATTATTGAAAAACCTTTAACTCCCCAACAACGAATGAAACGAGGTCGTATTATGAAACGACTCGCAAAACGAATTCAAAGGGCAAAAGAGAGAAAGAAGAAGAAACTTGCTGATAAGGCGACTCTTGAAAAAAGAGCAAATAAGAAAGCAAAAGAAATCGCAAGACAAAAGATTATGGGTAAAGATAAGTCTTACAAAGACTTAAGTTATTCCCAAAAAGTAACTATAGATAAACTCGTATCAAAAAGATTCTCTTCTGATAGATTAAAGAAGATGGCAAAGAAAATTATGCCAAGAGTCAGAAAAGCAGAACAAGAAAGACTATTAAAGTATAGAGCAGGTCAATCTGATAGTCAAGTAGAAGAAATAGAAGTTAACTACCAAACTATGTTCTTAGAATCTGGTGGTGCTGGAGAATGGGGAACAGATAAACTTAAAAACAAATATTCTAAAGAAACTCCTGGACAGAACGAAGGTAAAATACCTCACGCACTAGACCCTAAGAAATCATTAAAACATGCTATGACTGATGTGGGTCTTGATAAAGATGCTGACGGTGATGTAGATATTCTTGATAAGATGAAAGATAATCCAGATGAGATAACTGGAACTGAAAAGAATACAAAAGCAATTCAATCATTTCAAAAGAAAAGAGGTGAACTCGAAAAGAAACACACTAAGAAAGGTGTTGCTTATGAGGAGTTTATGGTTGAAGTAAAACAAGATAAAGACATTAAAGACAAAGAAGGTACTCAACCTGCTAAGTATTACGCAAAAGATGCTGAGGGTGATGAGATGTCTAAGTCTACTAAATCAAAACGAGATGCTCATTTTAAGAAGGGTGCTGAGAAAGATGATAATGACCCATCAGCATATAAACCTGCTCCTGGAGATAAAGGTGCTGAAACTAAACCAAGTAAATACACTAAGAAGTATAAACAAATGTTTGGTGAAGGTAAAGAAGAGGATGCTGCTAAAGAAAGAATTAAAAGAGAGAAAGAATCAGATAAAAGAAAACACGATGCTATGTTAGACCGTGCGAGAACTACTGATACTCGTAATAAGAATATTCAAACAGAATCTTCTGAAAAGGGTTTAAAAGCAAAAGCAGAAAAGTCTGGTATCTCTTTATCAATACTAAGAAAGGTTTACAATCGAGGTGTAGCAGCCTGGAGAACTGGTCACCGTCCTGGAACTACACCAGAGCAATGGGGTTATGCCAGAGTAAACTCTTTTATCACTGGTGGTAAGACAAGAACCACTGCCGACGCAGACCTTTGGAAACAACACAAAGGTTAATATGAAAACCTACAAACAACTTTTTGAGAAGGTATCACAAAAACAAATCTCTGACTTGGAGAAGTTTGGTGACCGTCTTTTAAAGAAGTTTGATATCGACATTGAGTTTACAAGACACTTTGCCGATAGAATGAATGATACTAGAAATGACCCAGAAATCAAAGTCGCAGAACTCCAGAAACTCTTTAAGAAAATTCAAAAGAACAAGGGTAGTGAAATTAAAAAGCACGGAGGTATGGAAGTTGTTCTCAAAGACCTTTCGAAAGATTTGAACCTACCAGTTGCTATTAAGAAAAAGGGTGATGAGTTTGAGGTCATAAATAAGACTATAATGAGAAAGAAAGACTTTAAGTCTAGTAATAAGGTAATCAAGTATGCGTAGTTTCAAAGAACTAATCGAAGCAAGAAAACCAAGTGATGATAACTTTGGTGGTGCTGGATATTCTGGTGAAAGAGGTTTTAAGAATAAAGCAGCAGCATCGAGAGGTGGTTCAACTGCTGGAAGAAATCGTAGTCGAGCAGCACAGAGAAAAGCACAACAAGGTATGATAGATGCTGCTATAAAACAAGACAAAAAAGAATTTAGAAAACATGCTGTAGCAATGTCTAAAAGTATATCATCGATGACCAGACAAAAAGAGCCAATCCAAAATATGTGGTCTAAAGAAAAAGCAAAAGCATTGAAAGACGGAACTTGGTTTAAGATGAGCATTGCTCAACAGAAAAAGATAGAGGGTGACAAACCAAGATATGAACCATTCGATTGGAGCAGAACGGAAGCAGTATCTGAAGCAGTATCACCTGCTCAACAAGCAGCTATTGCTATCTCTAAGAAAGAAAGAGCAAAGAAGAAATTAAAAGAAGAAGACCCTTGTTGGGATGGTTGGAAACAAGTCGGTATGAAAATGAAAAATGGTAAAAGAGTTCCTAACTGTGTCAAAGAGGTTAAGAGTGTAAGAGAGAGTCTAAACATTCAACACAATTTAATCGAACAAAATATATTCAGAGTCGGTTCTGAAAACTATTTTGATTGGTTTAATCAAATGAGAGACCTATACGAAAGTGGTGAGTTAGAAGTCAAAGGTTTTGATAAAGAACTCATGGAAGGTGATTTAGGTCTATTCGCAGAATTTGAGGGAGAGATAATTCCACTTGATTGTCCTATGTTAGAGGAAGAAAAAGATGTCGAGTTAAATAAACCTAAAGCAGGTGGTCCAAAGAAATACTATGTGTATGTAAAGGATCCATCAACTGGTAATGTAAAGAAAGTGACTTGGGGTGATACAACTGGACTTAAAGTTAAACTTAATGACCCAGAAGCAAGAAAATCTTTTGCTGCTCGTCATAAATGTGCTCAACAGAAAGATAGAACATCTGCTGCTTACTGGGCATGTAACTTACCTCGATACGCAAAACAATTAGGACTCAGTGGTGGTGGAAACTTCTACTGGTAATCCCTACAACGACATTCACTTTAAGAACTATTTCTTAAGAGAGTTTGACTCGTCTATTGATGAGTCTGAACTTATCTGGCATAGAGATAAAAGAGATAGAACACTTCGAGTGAAGGGAGGGACTGGGTGGCTTTTACAATTCGATAATGAACTACCAATTGAGTTGGTAGAGGGTGAGATATATACTATTAAAAAAGAAACTTATCATCGATTAATTAAAGGTGATGATAATTTATTGATTGAAATATATGAAAAATAATTATGAAAACTATATTATCTATAGATATTGATTGGGTTGTTGGTTGGAATCATTACAAACAATTGACAAGAACAGTTGCCCCTTGGATAAAAAGGGGTAAATTTAAAAGTGTAACTTTTGGTAAAACTCACGATGAAATATCATCAGTTATTGATAGTTTTAATGAACCAGTGCATATTGTGAATGTAGACCACCATCACGATTGGGAATATGTAAACGGTAGTTGTTCTATAGAAAGTGGATATAAATTTTGTAATTGGTTAGGTTGGTATAAACACAAAGGTAAAGTTGAAAATATTACTTGGGTTGCTAACCCCACTTCTGATATGGGTACGGGTAGGAATGACCAAGCAGTAGAAACTTTTATGGATATACATTTTGATTTAGATGTGATTAATGAATATCAATATGATGCGTTGTTTATTTGTCAATCACCATCGCATATTGGAAACAACTGGGCAGCACATGCTGCTTATGAGACTTTTCAATTGATAGCAAAATTGACTTATGAAGAATAATTTCATCTTTCCTTGGATGAAAAAACAATCACCAAATGACAGTTGGTGGTTATTGATGAGAGTAAGAATGACCGTTATGTGGGCGATGATTCCGCAAGGTTGGGTATACCTCAAAAATTTTATAAATAGATTAGTAAATAAAAACTTTAAGGTGTAGAAATGAACTTAATTAATACGATTAGGAATCTTTACAACGAAAA